CCAAATGTGGCATCCCATTCACGTGGTGTAATCCCAGACATAAGAAACTCACGATGATCCGCACTTAAATCGGGCATCACATCTTGAATCAGTTTACCTGATTCGATCCAGTATTCTATTTTGCCCTGAGTCGTAGGTAAAAGCATAGAGTTTACTCTACCTGATACCATAGACTTCTTGTGAACAACAACCTTGTTCTCTGCAATGTGTTCAATAATCATTTCGGTTACTCCGTAAAAGTGTCCGATGTCGGACGGTTTCAGTTAAGTGTACACATGTTATATAACACTTTCACTTATGTTTCAAGTGTTATATAACTGTGGCACTGTTAAATGCCTTCAATCAGCAGCATCAGCAGCACAAAGACATAGGGGATCAGGCATACGATAAACGCTGGGCTTAACATACCACCAGACGTAAGTATGCCTATGCTACCCACAATCACGGTTGCAGATAGCATGGCAATCACGATGATTGCTTTAGCAATAAACATGTATAAACTCCTTCGAGATTGAAACACCAATACAGCCCCCAAAGGGGCTGCATAAATGCGTCAATCTTAGGCTGCTTTCTTCGCCTTACGCTTGCTAGGCTTTGCCTTTGCAGGTGACGCCTTATCTTCAGCACGTGATTGCTTTGCAACATGTGATTGAAGATCATTGATGATGTCCTCAAGGTTGAGGTTGTTACGTTTGCAGTGCTCCAAAATGGTATCCACCATTTTTGTACGAGTGACCATCACATTGACAGAACGTTGTTCTGTTGCACCTGACTTCTCTGCTTTAGCAGGTGTCGGTTCAGACTGTCCGATGTCGGACACTTCTGCTTTAGCAGGTTCAGAAGCAGCCTTGTCAGCAGCATTCATGGCCTTCTGCAAGGCACTGAGTGACGTGAAGCCTTTCTTTGAGGCTTGCATGAACTCACGGCATTTGACCTCATTCTCAGCGAACCACAGAGCTTCTGCTCTGCGTCTACGGTCAATGTTGTGGATTCCATGAGTCGTCAATACTTGACGAGAAATCTGACCACTATCCAGTGATGAAGCGGCCTTCAATTGCATAAGCAATTTACCCAAGCGAGTGTCAAAGCCGTTGGCTTTTGTACTGTCCTTCAGACTGTTAGTCTGCTTCCAAATACGACCCAAGGCTCTGCCTTCCTTGACCATTTCATCGAGTGAAGTTCCTTGAACTTGAGCTTGCTGAGTTTTTGCTGATTTTGCCATTGGATGGCTCCTTTCTCTATCTGATGTTTATATAAGAAATATTTAACTATTTCACTAAAGATGAATAGTTAAATATTTATTGTATAAACGTTAGATCAGATAGAGAGTTGGTTGTCAAGCTCTTCATGCGTGATCCTCTGCGCCTGTCGTTTCCCGTGCGACTGCAAGAACACCTTCAGTGTTCTGAAGTTCGTGCGCTAAACTTGTGTGTATGCACGAAGCTCTGAACCGTCCGATGTCGGACACTTTGATATGACCATCATCCCAAGGGGATGGGTATAATTAGCATCGGCATTGCAACACAACCTTGTTGTGACATTCTAACCTTTTCACACACTACTTGTAGTGGCAACTGATTCCATAACAGTTGTCGTAGACAGATAACCCATTGATAACTCACATACTTTGTATGATCTGGTGGATGGATGCACAATTGCTGCCCTCACCACACGCCATGACGCTGCATCATACGTGCAATTGCGCAGTGAACAGGCGGTAGGCATGGGCCACCCCCCGTAGGTGCGTATATGTATACACATAAATACACAGATCAGGAAAAATGAAGTGTTAACCACATTACATATATAGTGGTTTACAGATGTAGTGTTACAGTTTTGTAACATAATGTGATGTAACATGTAGTAACGTTTTGTTACAATAATCATTTTTTTCTGTAACATTGTCGATTGTGTATTGACATGCCTGTCTAAGTGTGTAAAACTATATAATAGGGAAACTAAGATGACACTTAAAGTGATTACACGTACAATGTAACACTTAACTGTATATACATATCTATTATTATATACATTAGCTAATAAATACACTAACGATAAACACGTACAATGTACCGCCTTTAGGCGAGGTTTTTGTATTTATTTAAATTTCTTATTGACAATGGCTAGAAAATCAGTAAAACTATACACAGACAATGTTCTTGAAGAGTTCTATAAACACGTAATTGATGGAACTGTAAAAGATTTGCATATCCCCCATAGTGATGTATTCTATGTGCGTGAAGCCGTACAGAACCATTATGGGAGGCCATTTACGTTAGAGCACGTAGAATGGGCTATGCGTATGGAAGGTTGGAAAGATGGCAACGACTAAAGATGTAAAGCGATTACCTAGTGGTAGAATAGAATACCGTGGTGAAACATTTGCAGGATACAACAAACCCAAGCGTACTTCAGGTGGTTCTAAGAAATCTGCTGTATTAGCTAAGAAGGGTGATCAGGTAAAGCTAGTTCGTTTCGGTGATCCTAACATGTCCATCAAAAAAGACGATCCAGCAAGACGTAAAAGTTTTCGTGCAAGGCACAATTGCGATACAGCAAAAGATAAGTTTACTGCACGATACTGGTCGTGTAGAGCATGGTAAAGGAAATATAACATGGGAATGAGCGCAGTAAGTAAAGTTTTAAAAAAACCGACTAAAGGACAACAACAAGTTGAACCTGCAGTAAAGCAACAACGTGCGTATGGTAAAGGACAGTTAAAAGCTGCAGGGGCTACAGGACTCACTGCTGCTGCACTTGGTGCAATGTCTTTGAAGGAACTACGTGCAGAACTCAAGAAGGCTAAGACAGAAGCTGAACAAGAAAAGATTAAAGCCGCTATTGAAAAGACACTACGTAGGATGATGCAGGAAGAAGCTGCAAAGAAAAAAGAAAAAGACATGAACCGTGGTGGTGTATTGAAAGCACCAGCAGCGGATCAGACAGGTTTAAAGAAACTTCCTACTCCTGTGCGTAATAAGATGGGCTACATGAAGCGTGGTGGCACTATGCGTTCAGGTCACATGGATATGCGTAAAGGCGGTATCTTTTATAAGTGAGCATAGAGGATGACTTACGAAATTGGTCTAGCCAAGTTCTGGAAGTACCCAATGCTGTACTAGGTGGATTGCCAGCATGTCCGTATGCAAAGGAAGCGTGGAAACAAAATAAGGTAAGTGTAGTTGAAACAGCTAACCTTGGAATAGAGACAATATGCCAAGCTAGGAAGTTCGACAATACGTATGACTTAGTTGTTGTGGCATCCTACACCTTTCCATCTCAATATGCATTTACAGACTTTATTGAATTTCTCAACGACACATTTACAAAAAACGATCTGCACATTATGGGGTTTCACCCTGACTATGGTGCAGAGGACGCAGACCTAGACTTTTTATACGAACACGAATGGGAGTCTGCACTAGAGGATGAATATGCCATGATGTTTATTCAATCTCTTTCTAAGGTGGATGATGCAAGTCTGAAGCTAGAAAAACTAGGATACTATGATGTGTATCCATCTGATGAATATGAAACCCTTGTGGTTGATCGTAGAAAACGGAGAACTAAACAATGGCAATGAAACCTCGTGCAATGAAGAAGAAGATGCCCATGCGTGGTGGCGGTATGGCTAAAAACAGCAAAGCAAAAATGATGCGTGGTGGTACACCAGCAAAGAAAAAGATGATGCGTGGCGGCATGTCTAAAAAGAAATAATGTGGTTGGGTGTGTTGTTGATGTGTCTAAACCCGTCAGCACTATCTTGCCAAGTTATTGCAAAATCAGAACCCTTTTACAGTGAGCAAGAATGTAAGAGTAGCTCCGATAAACTAGCAAATGATTTGAGAGCAAAGGGTGTATACGCAGTGCCAGCTTGCGTTAAAATTGGAACAAGTATATAGGAATAAATAAATGAAGACATTAGTATTCTCAGTTGCTCTTGCAACTGTGGCAACATCAGTATCAGCAGTTGATCTAGGCAATGGCCTGTCAATGGGTGCTGAAGTAGACGCTAACTACGTAACAGGCGTAGATACGTGGGCATTGGAAGCAACTCCATACGCAGCTATCTCACAGTATGGCGTTACATTAAAAGCAGAAACAACAGTAGATGTGTTGAAGATTAATGAAGATGATGTATTTAAAGGTGTAGACCTTACAGCAGAATATGTCTGGAACAGCATGACTACGTACACAGAAATTTCATCAGACGCAGACTTTGAGTTTGGTGACGTAACAATAGGCGCAAAGATTAAGTTCTAAATGGCTAACCCTGCTACAGCAAAGTATTTTACAAAATCAAAAGACTTATCTGCTACAGCAGGTGGGGCAAGCGGTGATGTGGTGTATACATGCCCAAACAATCATGTAGCACTCATCACTTTTTTGCACATATCAAATGGTTCTACAAACAATAAGAAGTATAGTCTTCAGTGGTATGAAGCAGCTACAACTACCTATCATCATCTTGTAGATGAGCACAGTCTTGCAGCAAATAGTTTAGAAGATGTGGTACATAGCGGTTCATATCTTGCATTAGCTGCAGGTGATAAAATTATAGGATTTGAAGAAGCAAGCTCAGACTTTCACGTTGTCTTATCTGGTGCAGAGTATTACCAACCTACATAACGGGTATGCACTTTTTGTGAGTACTCATAGGTCAGTAATTATGATATAACTATCTCCATAAGCTGCAATGCAGCGGTTAACACTAAAGGAGATAGCCATGAGTGTAAAACAATTTTTTAAACGTGCTTGGAAAAAGCATGAAATCGCCCAACAAAAACGTGCAGACTTTCGCATACTGCAAATGATGAGTAACAAAGAGCTACATGATATTGGTATAGGGCGAGGCGATATAAGGAGAGTTATATATGCCGAAGAAGAAAAGCACAGTTAATGCGGCAGGAAATTATACTAAGCCTACTATGCGGAAGCGTATGTTTAACCGCATTAAGTCAGGAACCAAAGGGGGCAAGGCAGGTCAATGGAGTGCTCGTAAAGCACAGCTTCTTGCCAACCAGTATAAAAAAGCAGGTGGGGGCTACAAGTAATGGCCCTCGCTAAATCCCAAAAAAGTTTAAAGTCTTGGACAAAGCAGAAGTGGAGAACCAAGAGTGGGAAGCCAAGTGCTAAAACTGGTGAACGCTATTTACCTAGTAAGGCTATTGAGTCTCTTAGCCCTAGTGAGTACGCAGCCACTACTAGAGCAAAACGAAAAGGCACTAAGGCAGGTAAGCAGCATGTGGCTCAACCTAAAAAAGTTGCAGAAAAAACCAAACGATACAGACGGACTTAGCTTTTGACTCTGATTTCACACTTTCCATTACCTAGTATGCCCTTTCAGACACATGAAAATATTGTATTTGAAAAAGCAGATAAAGATAGATCAGCTAGAAATAATGAAGAGTACAAACCAGAACAGCCTAATAAAGTAACTCCTGACACACCAGTAGAAGATTTAAAGCTAGTAAATCAAATGTATGCGTATAACCCTAATCCAAATAAACTACGTACACCAGATGGTCAGATCGTAGATTTTATTATAGCGTAAGGAAAACAAATGGCACACACGATTATTGATGACTATAAAATATTTCCACGACTAATGATGTTAGTTGTGACAATACTTACATATCAATCTGTACATTGGTATATGTCATTGCCCGATCCAACTACAGGCCAAGCAGGTCTTGTTTCAGTTTGTATGGGTGCATTGACGGGTTGCTTCGGCATTTGGATGAATAAAGAGGCAAAGACAGATAGAGGCTCTAAATGATTCAAGCATTAATTGGCCCTATCACAAGTTTAGCAGGAACATGGTTAAATGGTAAAGTTGAAACTAAAGCTGCCGAAACTAAAGCTAAAGTTGCCAAAGCTGAAGCTGAAGCACAGATTATGCTTAGTCGGGCAACGAGTGAAGCTGATTGGGAAAAAATTATGGCACAAGGTTCTCAATCTAGCTGGAAAGACGAATGGCTAACTATTTTGTTTAGCATTCCGCTTGTGCTTGTATTCACAGGCGATTGGGGCAGGGAGATTGTAGCAAACGGTTTTACCGCACTTGAAACAATGCCTCAATGGTATCAGTATACGCTGGGTGTAATTGTAGCTGCCAGCTTTGGTGTCAGATCAGCTACTAAATTCTTTGGAAAGTAATATGGCATTTAAACTATCAAGTAGATCGTTGAAAAAACTAGAAGGTGTAAACGAACAACTGGTTCAAGTTGTGAAGGACGCAATTGAGTTGACTAAAGTAGACTTTGGTGTGACGTTTGGATTACGAACATTAGAAGAACAAAAGAAACTCTATGAGTCAGGTCGATCACAGACTATGAAATCTAAACACCTAGAAGGACGTGCAGTAGACTTGGTAGCTTACTTTGGTTCTGATATTTCTTGGGAACTAAATGTCTATGATGACATTTGTGATGCAATGGCAGAAGCAGCCAGACGTAATACATGCCCTATCAAATGGGGTGCGGCATGGTCAGAGGGAGACATTAGAACATATTCAGGAACTGCAGAAGATGCAATGAATGCATATGTTGACCTACGTAGATCAGAAGGACGTAGGCCATTTATTGATGCTCCACATTTTGAAATGATGTAATATGGCTAGACAACTAACAGAACAACAGCAAAAGTTTTTGGATGTGTTATTTGATCAGGCAGGTGGAGATATACCACTTGCTAAGAAACTTGCAGGGTATGCAGAGACAACATCTACTACGCATATTATCAAAGGTTTGAAAGAAGAGATCATTGATGCTACGCAGACGTACCTGTCTCGTAATGCTCCAAAAGCAGCAATGGCTATGGTGGGTGCGTTATACGATCCTACTGAGTTAGGTATTCGTGATAAGATGCAAGCAGCCAAAGAGTTGCTTGACCGCACAGGTTTGGTAAAGACTGAGAAGATGCAAGTTGAAGCCAAGGGCGGTGTAATGTTAATGCCACCTAAACAAACGGAAGAAGATGACTAAACCATTAAAGAAATGGAAGTTACCCCAACCAACTGACATAAAAGAAGACAACGAGTGGATACCCATTCCACGTATATCCAGAACAATTCCATTTGGATATGACATAGACCCCGATGATCCAGACGTACTGTTGCCCAATGAGCACCAGTTAGATATGCTAGAGAAAGCAAAGCAATATCTAAAACAATACTCATATCGTGAAGTAGCCAACTGGCTAACACGAAATACAGGCAGAGATATATCTCACGTAGGTTTGAAGAAGCGGTTAGATAATGAGCGAACAAGAAAAAACAAAGCTGGAAGCCTTCGCAGATGGGCAGACTATGCGAAAAAGGCAATCGCCAAAGCGGAAGAGCTTGAAGCCAAACGGCTCGGTGCAAAAGCAAACAGCGAAGAAGAAACCAGCGCAGCCTAAACCAAATCCTGTAGTTGAAGAACTGCCCATTGAAGAAACACATAATATTATCTTCAAGCCGAATACAGGACCACAAACTGACTTCCTAGCCGCAGGTGAGCGTGAGGTGCTATATGGCGGCTCTGCAGGTGGGGGTAAGAGTTACGCAATG